ACCAGCCATGTTATCAACTCCCGAAAAGTTTCTCTTATATTGGTTCGCAAAAAGTTCATTCCCCAGGTAATTCCCCCCGATCTGGCCCGCCAAACCAAGGATATCGTCAAATGGACTCGTTTTTATATCCGGTATCCCGAACGGAGGCGCCCCGCCCGCCACCGTTTGCGCCGCCTGGATGGGTAGCTGGAGTTCCTGCCTGCGGCGCAGAAGTTCCGCATCCCTGGCCTTGATCGAGGCGTCGTTTAGCTGCCGCGTTAGGTCCCCGTATTGCTGAGAGGCGTTAATGCGGCCTAGATTTATCCCTTCCTGAGCTTGGCCTGACTGGTAGGCCAGCGGAATGGCCTGTAAACGGCGATTTAGGGCTTCATTTGTCAGGTTGGCTAGCTGAGCCGTCAAAGTCTCGTTTCCGCGCGCCTGGATGTCTCCTAGGCCCCTTATTGTGTTTGTTGAGTAGAGGTTGCCCGCGAATCCGGCCCCGCGCTTAAGCGCGGTGTTGGAATCCCGGATTTGGCGTTCCACCTGCGTCTTGAAAGGATCAAACTGGGACTGGATGGCCTGGGGCGAGGTTTGTAGCAGGTCTTGGAGCGCTTGATCGCCCATCCTGAACTGGTCGGGGATCCCGGACTGAAGCAGGTTTTGAAGGTTTGAAAGCCCAGTCTGCTCAATTCCGGTCGCTCCAAAGTCGCCGTAGCCGAGTGGAACTTCAGACCCGGCCTGGAAATCTCCGAATTGTCCTGTCTGCGAAAATCCCAGGAGCGCCTGGCGTGCCGCCCTCTGTTCCGGCGTTTCAAGCGGGACCTGCGAGGTTTTCTTTTTCTTTCCGAAAAGTGACGCTACCGCTGGCGCGGCTGTAATGCCTGCCGCGATGATGGCCGGGGCGACCATGTTTTAGGCTCCTGTTTGACCATTTTTGTCCTCAAGTTCAATTCTAGGATCGGCATCCAGGAGCCGTTTGCGCGCGTCTTGACTTAACGCGCTCAAAAAACTTGCGTGCTGTTTTACGACTTCGCTAGCCACCTTGTCCGTTGACGCCACCGCGTGCCGCGTCGTCTGGGCGTTTTCGATCAGAAGAATCGGAAGGAAGTTCACCGCGCACCCCCATTTGTCCTCTTGGGCGCCCGTCTGCGGGTTTTGGCCAAGAAGGTGCGTCCAGAATTCGCAGGCATGCTCCCAGCATTCCTCTTTGACTATTGGGCAGCGTTTTTTCATTAGTCCTTGGTGGCGATGACGACATCGGCATAGGCGAACGCGCCGAGCGCGCTACTCGTGGTCTCGCTGGAAGCCCCTCCCGTAGTGAGAGGGCCGTTTGTGACCTGACCGCTTTCCGGTGTTAAAGTCGCGTAATTTTCGTCCCCGCCGCCGCTTGTTGTCCTAAGATATCCACTCCCGGGGTTGGCGAGAGCGGTACCATATCCACTGAGCGGGATGCTGTGCGTGTGCGTCGTTTCGCTATGCGTGTGCGCGAGCGTGTGTGTGTGCGCGAGCGACGTAGAGGCCGCCACCGTCCCGCCGGTTGATCCTCCGGTTCCGCCAGCCGTCACGACCCTCAAGAATTTGTCATTCACCGCCACGGCTGTCCATCCGGTCGGAGCGGAGGCCTGGTAGAAGACCATTACGGTCCCGGCGGGTATGTGCGTTCCCACATCCACCCAAGCGGCCCCGCTGTCCCTTTGGATCGAGTTCAGCGTCTCGTTGAAATAGAGTCCGTATTGCCCGAACGCCGGCCGCGCCGCCGTCGTTCCCTTCAAGCCGCGATAGCGAAACACGGGATCGGACGATGGCGACGACCCTGGGAAAATTGCCTCAAGTCCTTCCGTGTCCTGGCCTTGCAGCGCCGCCTGAAGAGCGACCTTCAGCTCTCGAATTCTGTCGTCGCCCTGGGAGACCGGATCGCTTCCAGCCGGCGTCGTTGTGTCCCAAACTTCTGCCATGATCTCCTCCTAAAAAACGATTAACCTAAACGTCGCCGAAGAAACGTCAGATTTAAGGTAGAGAAAGTTGTTCTTGACCGTGCGCCCATACTAATTCATCGTCCTGTCGCCCAAGTTTTGTAAGATGCTTACTGGATGACAAACCCTAGAGACCAAAAGGGGCGATGGGCTGCTGGCCACCCACCGACTAACACAACTACCTACATTTACAAACAGTGTCCGGTGTGTAATATGGAGTTCAGCGTGTCGCTTAAGAAGAAAAGGAAAACGCTTTGCTCCAGGGCGTGTGCCTTCGATAAGATGAGGACAAAAATACGTGTGTCGTGCCGGATATGTGCCACCCAGTTCTTTTGCAATCCTTACGCCATCAACAATGGCGGCGGCAAGTTTTGCTCTCGTCGCTGCTATGATTGTTCCCAAAAAGGAAGGACAGCGCACAATAAGGGGCGGCAAAACCCGGCGATGTGGGGCGACAAAAATCCGAATTGGAAAGGTGGCCATTTGCATTCCCGCGGGTATCACGTTTCGTCTGTTTGTGGTGGAAAGAGTTTGACGCACAGGCTCGTCATGGAAAAACACCTCGGTCGGCGTTTGAATCGGAATGAAGTTGTCCATCATATTGATGGAAACAAATTGAATAACATGATTGAAAATCTCCAATTAACCAACCGCAGCGATCATGCAAAGATTCACCATGACTTTGATTTGATGAACCAAATTCGTAGAAAGAAAAAAATTACTGGCGTCGTTAGACCATGCTCGTCCTGTGGGAAGCATAGGCCAACGGTCAACGCAAAACGGCTGCTTTGCGAATCCTGTTATCGTGGTCATATAAGAAAAACCTTCACAGCAGCAGAGGCCACGGTGCATTTCAGATAAACATTGGTTTTCGTAAAAGACGTCCCGCTCCTGTAAATCGACCCACCCTTATTAATGTCTGCCACAACAAAATAGGTTGGAATCTTCCCGAGTTCATGCGCCACCGTATTCTCGGCATCGGGGGTTGCGCTTGACGTGAACGAGACAATATCCAGATCCACGTTGTCTTCCAAAGAAATCCCTCCGTCGAGTATCGCCTTTAAGACGAGCCCCCAATTCCCCAACACGTTTACGAGGTCTCGGTCAAATGGCCGCATATCACGTTGATTTTCCGTGAAAATCGCCGGGAAATTCGGCTCCTGGTAAATGGTCATTTACGCGCCTCGCGCGGGGTAGCTTCAATCTGGTATTTTTTGATGGTGAATGTTTCCTCCGAAGCCGTGTTTCTGAAGCGAAATCGTATGCGCGACGACACGGTGTCAAACCACGCATTGAGCGGCGCGCTGTCGGCCGGATAATCAGCAGAAAGCGTCAGTGCCGCGGAAAGCGTCCAAGTCGAACCGCCGTCCGTCGAATAGTAAACGGAAACCGAATCGCCTTTTGCCCATAGTTCAATACCCTTCCAGCGGACGATGGTGTCGATGTCCGGCAAGCCGATATCTTCCGCAGTAAAATCCTTTGTTTCCCATAGTCCGTCAACGGCAACAGCGGCGTCGTCGTATGTGTTTGAGCTTCGTTTCGCTGATACGCCAGAAGAGTCGCCGGTTATGACGACTGGGTTGTTGCTTAAATTCGTGACCGAAGACCACCTCGTGCCGTCGGAATCCCAAGAGTTTGTCCTGTCATTCCATGTATCCTCTTGCGTATTCAGATAAATGCCGAGCGCGGTCAAGTTCGTGCGAGAGTCTTTGTAAACCTGCCGCGTCCGCCAGTTGTATTTGTAAACCGTTTCAGGCTCGGAGTCCGAACCCATTGCTATTTGGACCCAATACTCATCCAGTTCCTCGACAAAGACAGCCTGGGACTTATAGGAAAATTCCGGGTTCATCTCCTCGCGCAATTCGTCCTGGATCGGGCTTTCGATGAGCGGCGCCGTGATGCCGTTGAAAAGGTGCAGCCCGTCAGAGGCGAGGAAAATCTGCTCCCCGGATGGAATCGTCTGGATCGTCGCACCGGCCACCGTTCCGACGCCCGTGGCCTTACGGTCGAAGCGAAAAACGTCGGAGGTGGTCACGAGCTGGCCCATGTAGATTGAGTTCGCCTTGTGGACCGTGATGAAGTTTCCGAAAAGACCCAGGCCGGTTATGTCTTCCGGGTCTTCCAGAAGATCGGTTGAGCCGGCGTTGCCGCCGCTCCATGTTTCCGGGTCCCCCGTATCGCACCACTGGACGCGGCTGTAGTAGGTGTTCCCGCCTCCGTCGTCCGTGATGAATCCAAGAATCAGATAGGACCCAAACGCCAAAAGGAACTTCGCCTTGGGCGGGCTTCCGCCAAGAGCGGCGTCGTTCCCCGTGATGGAGCATTTCTTGATGGCGTCAATCCCGTTTGTGTAAACGGCGATCTTCGCGCCGGAGAGGAGCGGGAAAGCGTATGAGATTTGGTCTTCCGCAGCGCCGGTCAGGGTGGCCGTGGCGACGCTGGACCAGGTGCCTGCCGCTTTATTTAGAACCTGCACTTTCGTAATCCCGACGCGGAAAAGCCTTGTCTCGTTCCCGACTTGAAGCTCGAAATACCTCTGGACGCGTTCAGCAAGAGATGATCCGAGCGTCGAAGTCCCGATCCGCTTTCTGATGATCGATCGGTTGAATTCCATGTTTTGTATCGCGGCCGCAGAGCGAGAATCGACGTATTCGCCGGGGCGGTCAACGACCAGGCCCTTTGATGGCAATGGAACGTTCAGCTTGACAGGCATTTAACAGTTCGTCGGCCGCGCCATGAAAAGGTGTGCGCCGGAGTTTATGAGTTCGCGCCGCGTCGCAAGCAGGAAGCCCTTCTCAAAGGACTGCTCGAACGCCGACGCGCGGTCGAATTCTTCCAGGCCGCGGTAGAGCCTTGAGAGGACGTTATCGGCCAGCACGTCCCTATAGGCCGCCGTGAACGGAACGCCGGAGGTAGAAGACGTGACGGTCCCGGCGCGCTTGGAATAGCTCAGGCGGTAGGAGTAGGAGACGCTGTCCGGCGCTGGCCCGATGTAGATTGACCCGGAAAAGATGCAGAAATGTTTCGGATACCCCCTGTCCGTGTCCACGTTGATGGACGGATAAAGAACGTCGAACTGCGCTTTTGATCTCTGGATGAGCGGCGTCCCCGTGTCATCGTCTTCCAGGATGACGCCCAAGAGAAGCCCGAAGTCTGACTCGATTGAAATCTTGAAATCACCAAGGACCGAAATTGTGTCCGTCGTCGTGGCTTCGGACTCGGCCTCGTCGAACATGAAGCGCCGGCGCATCTCTTGGACGGCGTCGGTAATGGCTTCGTACACTTCCGTGTCCTTGTCTGTCCGCTTAAACCCGAGCCTTAGGATGTAGTCGTGGAAGTCCGATCCGGTCATGGACCCAGTGGCGGAGGTGATGGCGGAAGTCCCGGTCCAATCGATATTCCCGGTGTTGATGACAAGATCGCCCTCGGCCGGTGATCCCCCCGCCTGGCGGTGGACAAAATACTCGTAAGTCCCGCCCGTGGTAATGCCCGACGGGAAGTCCGCCGTGTAAACGCCGCTATTCCCCTCTTCCGTCATCGCCACGTCGTAAGTGGAGTAATTCCCGGCCGCGTAAGTCTCAAATGTCGAGCCATTCCACCAATAGCCGGTGCGGTTTCGTATCCGCGCGTAGAGAGTGCCCGTGCCGGAAACGCCGGAGATTTCTTTCGCCATTATTTTCCCGCCTTCTTGAGTCTCTTTTCCAGGTCCGCAATCTTACGTTCGAGAAGTTCTGACTTGGCGGACAGTTCTTTGATCGCGTTCACGAGGGCGCTCATGATGGGCCGGTCCTGGAGGGAGTAGAAACCGTCCTTATTCTTCCAGACCGCCTCGGGGATGGCCTTCAAAACGTCCTGAGCGATGAATCCTGAATAGACATGCTCCATATCGAACCCGGTGGACTTTTTCCATTTATAATTTTGCGGAGTGATTTTCAGAATGTCCCCGAGGCCTCTCGTATAAGGCCCTTGCAGGTCTTTCATTCGCGCATCGGAGACTGACGAGACGTTGCCATTCGCGTCAAAGGTAGCCGTGCCGGCGCCGAAATTTGCAAAACGGACAGAACCGGTCGTGGTGAGTTGCGCCGTCGGGCCGGTCGTGCTGATGCCGACGTCGCCGACGGTGGTAATTGTTACTCGTTCGTTATTTGTTGGAGAGCCCCCTTCGCCTCGTCTGAACATATGAAGGTTACCGTCGGCGTTGGAGGTGCCGATGATCCAGCCGTTGTCGTTGTTGCTCTGCTTCAAATAAAAATGGGTGCTCGAATCTTCGACCATGAGTTTTGAAATTGTCGTCGTTGATGCACCGATGCTTAATGCCCCATTAAGCCGTGCATAATCCTGCGCATTAATCGGTGTCGTCACGTTCCAGAATCCGTTCGACCCGCCGGACGCAATCGTCGCGCTGCCGGAGTTGTATATCCCGATAGTCCCACCGTGGAAATCATTCGCTGCAACAGTGATGTTCGTAGCTCCACCTGCTATATGAACACCGTCGGTGAAAGTCGCAAAGGTGTTCCCGGTGATACCTAGGTTTTCGATGATTGCCCCATCCGTCGATATGAAAATCCCGTACGTGTGTTGAGCAAATTCATTCCCGGAAATGTTAACCGAGCCAATACTAGCGCCAGCCGTTGCTGTTGTAATAAAAATCCCCGCCAGGGCCTGATTTTCTATGCTGTTGGCGTTTATGTTCAGAGGTCCTATGTCGCTTTCCAACGACAGAAGAACACCGTATTTATAGCCTAGAATTTTGTTTGAAGAGATCCGAAGTCCTGGGGAGTTGGTGATCATGACCCCGGCGTTGGAAGTGGAAATAGCTGTAACCATAAAATTCCCGATGATCTCTGAATCATTGGACTCGTCATCGTCGGCGAGTATTTCCGCGTGGTAACCATTGACGAAATTATTGCCCCAGACTTGGAACTGATTGGCGTTTAGGAAGTCAAGACCATCCCACTGACCCTCGATTCGACAATTCGTCACAACGGGGGCATCCACCTGGGCCGCACCGCCAGAGCCACCGACGAATTTAATCCCGGCGCCGGCGGCCGGTGCATTAACATTTTTGATCCAAAGGTCTTGGAATTCCACATGGGCCGTCGTAGCAATCTTGAATGTATCCGTGCTTACAAAACCCTGAAGAAGTTGTGTGGACCGTTGGCCGTCGCCCTTAATGGTCAGGTCATAGGACCCGGAATAGGTCACCGTGCCGCTCGACATATAAACATTGGCGGGGAGGTAAATCACTGAGTCTTGAGTGATCGCGTTGAAAACAGCCTGAAGCGCAGTTGTGTCGATCGTTGAACCATCGCCAGTAACGCCATGCGCCGTGACATCGATCCACGGTTTCGGTCCACGAATGGCGACTGACGAATTGATTAACGGTAGAACACCAGTAGAAGCGGATATACCGGTGACGCTAATGGTCGATCCATTGAACGTCATATCAGCGTCGTCCTGCAAGAGCCCGCCGGTCCCCGCATAAGGGACCCGCGTGGCCGTCAATCCAGAATCCGTCAGACTCGTAAAGGAACCGGCCCCTCCCGAGAGTGAACCCGTCAGGCTGGTGTTCCCGGTGTTCACTAATCCCGCGATTGTCAAGGTCGTTCCATTGTGGGTAAAACCAGCTACATCTTGTAAGAGACCTCCCGTCCCAGCGTAAGGGACCCGCGTGGCCGTGAGGCTTGAAAGAGTCGTGGCGCCAGTGACCGAGAGTGCCCCGCTCATGGTCGCGCTTGAACCGGACAAAGACCCCGTGAGCGAACTGTTCCCGGTGTTTGAAAGCCCGCCGACCGAGAGCGTCGTCCCGTTGAAGGTAAAATCCGAGTCGTCTTGGAGAAGTCCGCCCGTCCCGGCATACGGCACTCGCCCGCTGGTAAGTCCAGTGTCCGTAATTGAACCGGCCGTCAGAGACGTCGCCGTGAAGGAAGAGACTGTCATTGTCGTTATGGTTACGGACGTCAGTGTCGCTGTTGTGGCTGTGATTTGCCGGAAGGTCGCCGTCGATATATCCGCAAATGTCGCGGCCGCGCTTGAGATCGTCAGGCGGTTGGTCGACGTGGAAAATGTCATATCGGAATCGCCGCCGAAAGTCCCAGCATTATTGAACTGGACCTGCGTATCCGACCCGCCCGGCTCCGTAATAATCCCCGTGATCTCCGCCAAAAGAGCGGAGGCCGCGAAGAAGGCCGGAACGAGGAACCAGGATTTACGCATGCGCTCTGAGTGTTTTACAACTACCTCGTGTTCCCGCTAAACCACACGTCCAAGTCCAAACCGCCGGCGGCCGGGGCCGTGAAGACGATCTTGAGATAGCGGTAAGGGTAGCTGGTTAGGTCCCATAGCGTGTTCCCGGCGGCCGTGTAGGTCACCGAAGACACCGCAAGGTCTGAAAAGTTCGTGTTGTCGTTTGACGCCTGCCATTTGAAACAAGCTGTATTTGGATTTGTAACGAGCGCCAGAGGGATTACATCGAACCCTCCGCCGCCCGTCAGGCTTGTGATGTCGATATCGAGCCCAGCAACGGCGCCCGTGGACGTATCCGAAAGCTGGTAGCTATCCGCGTTGACGCGGATCGCGTAGTAGGTCGTCCCGCTGGTTAGGCCGCTGGGCGCGGTCCCGCTCGTGGTGTCGAACCGGACCGGAAGACCTGTCGAGAAACCGTGACTGGTTTCGCTGATACGGTCGGTCGTAATGTTCACGTCGCTGGCTAAGCCGTGCCGAAGGTAAGGAAAGCTCGTCGTGAACCCGGAGGATGTGGATATCGCGTATTGAGCGACGCCCGGCACGAGAGAGCGGAGGCGGATAACACCTAAGTCCTGTATGCTGGCAGACGTAATCGCGTTTAGAGTCGAATCGTTGTTGATGGCCGTGTGAATATTGGTGGCGGTTGTATCTGAACTTGTTTCCGCGTCCCAGTCCGTCGTCTCCGTCAACGTCACGTGATTGATCGTGAGATATCCGAATTCCTGACCTGTCAAAAACGATGTTGAACTTAGGGATATCGCCGCCTCTGTCGAAGAAGCGATGGTCCATGAATTGGCGAAGGTCCCCGAAGAAACGGCCGCGACGGTAATGACGTTGCTGGAAACGCTCGCGGCGTATTTTGGGTGGGCGTCGATGGCCGAGGCCATGCTCGCCATCGTGTTCGTCGAGCTAAACCCGCGCGACCAGTCGGATCCCTCGTTGTATTTGCGGCCGTTGATCGTCACATACGCCCCGGTAAGCGCCGCCGACGTGTTTTTGCCTGTGACGAGCGTGATCGTGGCGGAAGACGCCTGGCCGTTCAGAAATGAGTAATTGGCAACTGTGATCGTGGCCGAGGAATAGGCCCCGTCCGTGATTGAGGACGTGGACGGCGTTCCGTCGGAATAGACGGCCTGGACCGTCACGTCCTTTAGGTACTGCAAGTCGATTGTCTGCGTGAAATCGACGGCCTGGGCGCTCTTGGTGATCACGCGTTCAGTCCTTGAGGCCGCAAACGCCGCAACCGGGACAAAGCCCGTGATCAGAAGAAGCAAGCCCTTTTTCATGTCGTCGTCTCCTTGATAAGTCGATCTATAGAGAAAAGGTCGGGGGCGTCGCACCCCCGCGTCGGTTGCCTGCAAAGCCGATAAGAATGTCCGTAAAGTTGGATCCGGCGCTTACGCCGTGGTTTTAATGAGGAGCGAGATGGCGACGGTGGTCGATGTAAAGTCCGTCGCCGCCAGGCCGTCTTCGCCGAAGGAGGCGACCGTGATCACCAGGCCGCTGAAAGAGACCTGGATGAATTCAAAGGCCGCGTCGATCCCGCCCGTGATGACGGCTCCGACGATCCCGACGATTTCCGTGACGCCGCCGTGCGCGGCGGCCGTCAACGTGATTTCATCCGACGAGCTGGCAATCGTCGCCGTCAGATGGAGCAGCTTGGTCTCGCCCGGCAGTTCGCCGGAGTAGGTCTTGGTCCCGGTAATAGCACCCATGTCGGGACCCCCTTTAAGCCGTCGTCTTGATAAGCAACGTCAAGGCGATGGTCGTCCCGGTCCACTCATCCGAAGCTGTCCCGTCGGCCTCAAGGGTGACGACGGTAATCACCAGGTTGCTAAACGACACCTGAAGCGCGGTGAATGAGTCGTCCAGGCCGCCCGTGATGGCCGCGCCGAGAATTCCAACGATTTCCGTCACGCCACCATGAGACGCGGCGGTGAGCGTGATCGTGTCCGAACCCGAAGCGACCGTCGCGGTAAGATGCAGAATACGCACTTCTCCGGCGAGTTCGCCCGCGTAGGTTTTTGTTCCTGTAATAGCGCCCATTGGATAGGACCCTTAGACCGCGGCCGCGGCGTCAACCAAAATCACGCCGAACTCTTTCGAGTTGAACATGGCCTTCTGCAAGCCGCCAATAAAGCTAACGGCCACGCCGTCCTTGTTCTTGTAGTCGAATGTCTCGACCACAAGGGCCTCTGGATTCGAGGCTTCAGCCAAGAGGACCGCCTGCCTCCCGCAGAGGACGTTTCCGGCGCAGTCAGCGCCGTAGTCGGTGCCCGTTCCGGTCCCGCGCCAGCTATTGCCGGCCACGGAAATGTCGAGCCAGGGCACGAATTCGTTCTCCAAAAGGAGGACGTTGGACCAATACCCAAGGGCTCCGCGAAATACCGGGTTTTTCTCCGATCGTTCCCGCGCGTTCTGATTCGCCGTCTTCCAGTCGGAAGAAAGCCGGATGTCTCGAGCGCAGAGCGGATGAAGATACATGACGTAGAAGCTGTCGCCCTCCATCTCGATCGGCTGGATTTTGGGACTCGCCAAGCGCGCCTTGGTGGCCGCCTTGGTGACCAGGTCCAGAGTCATCGTATCGGCCGCCGCCAGGGATGCGGCGCCCGTTGTTTCCGCGCAAAGGTAACGGTTGCCCGTCCCCGCCGCGGTGTCGGCATCCGCGATGAAGTCCGGCGTGTTGGACCATGTGGCGCGAGTCCCGACAGTTACACCGTTGGTGTCGTTCAGGCTCGTGTTGGTGACGCCCGCCAGCTTCAGGAAGATTTGCCGGGCGAGGAATTCCTTCATCCATGTCCGGCAGTTTTCCCTTCCCGTCGCGATTTGATCGTAGATGACCTTTTGGGCGTCCAATTTCCCCTTTAGGCGGACGCCGTTTCGGATCTGGTCGATTACGACCTGTTCCGAAAAAGAAGTCATGGCCTCCTCGTTCCCTTCCAACTCGTCGTCGCCGGTCACGCCGTCGCCTGAGAGCCTGGCCACGAGACCGAAGGTCTCGGTGTCGCCTCTTTCCTTCTGCAACTCGCGCGAGACTTGCACGACGTTATTGGCGTCTTCCCCCATGAACTGGAAGATGTTTTTAACGTCGCGCATGACATCGTCTAGGAGCTCCTTTGACCAGAGTTCCTGACGAAGCGCGTCAATGCTGATTGTATTGGCCATCTAATCCGTCCTCCTGTCGCTTAACCCCGCAGGAGCTTGGCGTATCGTTCCGGGTGCTTCTCCCTGAAATTCAGGCGTTGGGCGGCCGTCATGCCGACGATATCCGCCAGAGTGACTTCCTCGGGCGTCACCGTCCGCTTGCCGC